GCCTTCATTTTGGACTTTTGAACTTCCAAATAAACGCGTCCACTTGCTAAATGCGCTTTAGCCTTGGATAGTTCCATTTCGTAGGTAGCTTTTCCTGAGGCCTTTGCTAAATCTATTTCGCGTTGTGCCTTTGCATCGTTTTGACTTTGTTCTTTTTTAATTGCTTTCGCTCGTTTATCTGCGCCTTTAATAACCGCTTCCGTATGGTCGTGAGCGTTCTTTTTCATTTTGGCCGTGTTAACATCGTCCACAATCCCAAAGTATTCTAACGCTTTTATAGTTCCGTAAATTATCCCGATAAAAGGAAACATTATCGAAATTAAAATCTTTACTCCCGTGCCTAATTTTTCAAACTTTTCACGCGCCCACATTACCGCTTGAGTTACCTTGTCAAAGTTCGCAATAAGTAAACCAACCGCGACAACTATTGCACCGATACCCGTAGCAATTAAAGCAATTCTAAATAATTTCATCGCGTTGCTCGCTACACCCGTAGAAACGGCTACTCCCGTTTGAGCCGTGGCCAATCCCGTTGAAGCAACCGCCTGAGCGCCCGTTGTAACTACGTTTGCTTTGTCTACCGCTGCGCCTGCTGCCGTTACTGCATTCTTTTTGAATAAACCTAAAACAACGTCTTTAACTACCGTCCCAAGTTGTTTAAATGAGTCCTTTGCTTCGAGTACACCTTGAATACCTTGCGAAAAAGCCATAGCACTTTGAACTCGTAACATTGCTTCTTGCACCGCTTCGCCTTCAACTCCGATTAAACCTAAACCACCCTCAACCGCTTGGAATCCGTCAAGTACCCCACCGAACGACTTACTTAACGCGTTAAATTTTCCGTCGGGGTTAAATGAATCTACTAAATCGTTTGTGAATCCGATTTGGTCTTTTAATTCTGCGGCTGCCTTTGCTGCCCGTATTGCTTCGGCTGAAGTTTCTCCATAGGCTGCGGAAACTCTTTGTAATTCTACAACCGCTTCTTTATATTGCGCCTTTAGACTTTTTACGTTGTCTTTAACCTCAAGTTCTATCGTTCGTTTTTCCGCCATTTTTTTCTAGTTTCTTTATTAATAACTCCCGAACCATTTGTTTGTACGCGGGTTTAATTTTGTCGTGTAGTTTGTACTTACCTTTTGCGATTTCAATATATTCGTGTTCGCCTACGAATTCCGCTACTTGTAAAAGTTGAACTATTTGGTTTATCATATTCTTAAAATTACGATTTGACTTGTTTGTGTTGTTCCGTCTTGGTATATATATTCGCAGTCAACCGTTATAACATCGTTTCTTCCTTCGGTTTCTAATTGTACACCCGCTTCGGTTATTCTTAAATTACTATCTTCGGTTGCTCTATCTATATCCCCAATAATTGGCGGTAAACTTATTCTAATCGTTTGAGATGAACTTATGGAACTTGGAGTTATAATTACTCCCGTTGTTGGTGAAGTAAAGTTAACTAAGGTTGCGAAATTTGGTAGCGTAATTGGAACGGTTACGTCTTCTTGCGCTTCGCCTGTTTGAATAACACGAATAGGGAAAACGGGCATAAAGTCGTTAAGTAATTGGAATGTACTTTCTCCCGTTACTAAATTCGTTTTCATTTCGTTAATTAAATAACGCTTGTCCCTAATTATAAGTCGGTCGTTCAACCTTAAATTAGTTAAAATTCCCACGGGTAAATTTGTCTTAACGGTTGTTAGTCGGTTTTTAGGGTTAAATAAGTTAGTTAAGTAAGGAAAATAATACGTCGCGAAAATTGATTGCTGAATCGGAGTTAACCAATAAGAAGAAGTTTCAGGCGCAAAGTTAGTGGAGTAGTTTATGCCGTTATCCGTTAAGTCTTGTCCGAACATCATATAGTCGTTTGTTTGAAATAAACTAATTCCGTTTGTAAAGTGTATGTGGTCTGCTATGTTAACGCTTCCGTATTTGTACAATAAACACGGCTTCGGTATGTAAGGTGCGTAGGCTTGGTCTAACGCATACCCTACTTGTAAACCCGTTGGGGTTCCTGAATCAAAGAATTGATTAAATAGTAAATTTTCGAAAGGAACTTTAATCGTAAACTCCCCACCGTCGTATGGATATTGATATTCCGTGTTTCCGTATTCTTTTAAGCCTTGCTCGAAGTAGGCTTTATTCATTAACGAGTTAGATTGCTCAAACGCGAATCCTATTTTCTTGTAAAGTTTTACTCGGTCTATTCCTATTTCGGTTTTATCCGTAAACTCGGTAATATCTATAATTGCGCCCGTAGCATACCAATCGTCCAAAGGAATAATCGTATACTCATTTACACCACTACCAAAACACGTTAAGTTAAATTGCTTTAAGATTCCCGAAATAAAATCTTGCACCTTCATTTGTGGCGCAAGTTGCGCTAAGTCGGTAAATGCTGAAAGGTTTAATGTTATGTTTGAATATCGAATGTACTCCGTTGTAGGAATCGGATTCACGGAAGTAATATAAGTAACTTCGTATTGAATTTCGGAATCAAACGTTAACGGAAAATTAGAGCGAATATAAAACTCCCAAACATCGTTTAAGCCTAGAACATTTGGCACGTTAGCAAGTCCATAAATAGCCGTTCCCGTACCTTGTGTTGTAGAAAACAAAGCGCCGTTTCTATACGTGTCTATCCAATAAGTTGTGGTCGGAGAACTTACCGAAGTAACGTCCAACGTTATTACGTGGTTCATCCACGTAGCGCCATTAAAAAACGGGGTTGTAATTTGGTTTAACGAAGAATCAACATAAAGATTAAGCGGGTAAGTTGGAATGTAAGAACTTATGATAGTATCAAAGTCAAGTTGTTGAGGTTGTCCACTAAACTCGAAGTCGTTTTTATTCTTATACCAAATATAAGCCTGAGTAAATTTCGGGTCGGTTAAAAATGCGCCGTTAAAAGTTACTCCGTATTGTAAGCCGATAATATCAAAAATTGATTTTACCCGTAATGCAGGAAATAACTCCGTGTAATTTATCGCGCCTGCGTTTGTGTGTATATCGTTTGAATTTGAACCTAAAAACGGAATAAGCCAATTCGGAACGTTTGCCACGGGTGCGGTTGATAGGTATTCCCATATTCGATTTGAAGTAATTAACGGGTAAGAAACATCGTAATCAACCGTTGTAGTTCTTATTCGATTAAACACTTCCGTAAACGTGTAATTGTGGTTTACTGTTGAGTAATCTAAGTCGCTTAATAGGTCTTCGCCTACCAAGTCTTTAAGTGTAGTTACGTCTCCGTAAAAAGTAATCGTGTAGGAATTTGGTTGTCCGTTTTTTAGTTGCGACTTTTCCATTTGGATTTTACCCCTACGGAAAAATGTCATATCTATCTCAATGTACCCGTCTAAGCGTTCTTGGTAATTGATTGAACTATTAACCGCGTTTTCATAAAAGTATTCCCATACCGCGTTATTACGTGCGCTCGTTGGTATTGTAAACGACTGCGAAAAGTCGGTAAACGTTTTACTAATATCCTGAATGTTTTGAATCGTAGAATTTACTTCGATTGTTTCATCGTTGAATAAATCTAACTCCCTACCTTCAACAAAAATTCGAACTTGTCTTTTCATTAGATAACGTTATTAATTAAGTCGGTTGAACTTTCGAATTCAAGAACGTAATTTATTTTTTTGTTGTTTATGTTCTTTTGTTTTTCGAATTCCTTTGTTTTCATTTTAACAGGAACTCCGTCTAATAAAATTCGTTCGCTTAAAAGTAATTGTTGAATGTTTGAGTTAAAGGATTCGTCAACCCAACCCGTATTCGTTCGATAAGATATTAACCCGTTTGTGTTAAAAGTTTGTCGTTGGTTTAAGTCGGGGTCGTAACTTGCGAATGGACTTGAGAATTCTTGCATTAAGTTAAACTCGGTTGCCGTTGTGGCTAAACTTTCGTAGGAAGCCTTAAACATAAATTCACGTTGCCACGCGCCGTACTTGTTTATGAAGTCGATAACTACGGGAGTGTACAAACATTCTTCGATAGGATAAAAAGTAGATTCCCAAAGAATAGCAGCGCCTAATTTAATTCGTAAGATATTACCCGTCAAATAATACGCGGGTCGAACCCTATAAAGATTGTAAACGTTATTCGAAGCAATCGTATATGAATGCGTTAAACCCGTTTGAAGTTGCTCGTATTCTACGGTGTAACCCGTCGGTAAATAAGCCGTAAACGTTCCCGCGCGTTCAAGTGGATTAACCGAAGGATTGTTATTTGCGTCCGCCCAATAGTTATAACTTTTTTCTTCAAGGTGGTAAAATTCCAACTGCATTGGGTTCATACCTTCCGAATAGTAGCCGTATCCGTCAAACGCTTGGTAAGTAAACGTATCTAATAAAACGTAAGTACTTAATGCAAGTTTGTAGCGTTTAATTTGAACCATTGTATATTGTTCCGTTCCTAACAACGCATTATCCGAAGCGTAATTGTTTACAAAATTATTATGGTTAATTGCTTCCAATAAATACGGAGAAACGTTGTAAAGTGTTTGCGTATTGTTACTAGCAGGGATTAATTTTTGTAGCGTGTAAGTTGGCGAAGTTGGCGGGGTTGTCCCGTTCGGGTAAATGTAAAGTTCGACTTTACTTCCTGATTGCCCTACTTCGTTAACCTCAATTATAAATGGGGAACGTGCGTAAATGTTAGTAGCCATAATTCTTAAAATTTTCTTTCATTATTGTGTCGAAGGTTTCTTGCGCTTCTAATCCGTAAGCGTCTATTAATTCGTTAGGTAAGTTCTTAAATGCGTACTTAAAAGGCTTGGTAAAAAACATTGAAGGCTTAATTCCTTTATTCCATATCGAACGCGTTATAATCATAGCCGTAGCGTCGCTACTTATGAACCTTCCTTTTTTATCTCGGAATTGAATTCGTCTTTGTTTAACCCACTTTTTAATACCTTCCGTTAAACCGCCTTTTTTGCCCGTTCCTGAGCCAAACTTAAACCCGCTTAAACTTCGTCCGCTTCGTACCCCTCGAACCCCTTGGTCTTGGTAGAAACCGTATTCTTCCATTTCAAAAAAGAAACGAATTGAATTCGGCATAACCTTAATTTCTGCGCCTAACGATTGTTTAAGTTTTCCTGAAGCGTTTTTACTGCGTAGGTTGCTTTTCGCCTTTGCTATTACATAGTCTCGAAATTCCTCGAGTGCTTTAAGTTGTAGTTCTTTATCCATTAGCAAATGGTCATATCATTAGGGAAGTCCACGTCGAAAGTCATTGCCCAACCTGCTAAGTAGTTTTCAAAGCGTTCTACAAAAGGTTCGCAAGTAGGCGCACCGTTTAATTGATAAAGGTTGTCCCATATATTTCCGTGTTTAAGCATTTCAAACGCTCGGTTCAAAATTGCTAATTGGGTGTTAAGTACGTCTATTTCGTTGTCCGAAGTTTCGAACTTTGTTGTCGGTTCTTCTTTACGTTGGCTTACGTTATCCATAGCCATTAACGTTACATTCGCAGTCATTACGTTGTCGTTAAACGTAACTTGGTTTACCATAATGTGAACCAACGGGAATAAGTTTTGTTTACCTAAATCTACGTTAAAAATCGAACCTTGCGTAATAGTATTCACTAACGGGTCGGCTGTAAAGTGGGTGTTAAGTTCGTTTAGTAAGGAGTAGTAACCGTTCATTTGTTATTCTTTTTAATTTCCATTAATTCTATTTCGTTTTTTTCTGCTTCGAATGTGAGATAGGTAAGACACTTATATAATCCGTATTTAACAACTTCGTCGTATCTTGTAACATCTCCTTTAGCGAGTCCATAGATTGAACTATACCAACCCCATTTTTTTCCGAATTGAGTTCTTGCGCTAAAGTCGCTTGTTCGGTCGCGTTCATCTTCTTCAACTCCGTCTCTAAATAGTTTAGGGTAGCGCTTAATAACTCGCTTCCTAAAGTCCAAAAAAAAACCGAAGCCGAAATCGCTACGTCCATAGGCGCGAATTTCATTAACTCGCTGTATTCCCCTGCGCCTGTGTATTCTATTATTTCGTACTTTTCTCCGTCTTTAATTTTAATTGGCCTATACATTACCGCCATTGCTTTGTGGAAATCGTCCCACTTTGCTAAGTAGTTATCTAAGTCCACGTACTCCCCGAAACTTATATTCTCAAGGTCGGTAATAAATCCGAATTCAATATCTTTAATCTTAAACGTAGGCTTAAACTTTGGTTTTTCCGCGAATATATTTTTGAAGTGAATAATTAAGTCGTTAACGCTTGTTAATTTCATTTTAACAACGTCCTTTAGTTCTATACCGCAAAATATCTCAATCATTTTCTGCGCAATAAATTCTTCGTCGTTTGACGATTGCTGCAACTTCAGGAACTTTTGGTAGTTCACTAAAGGAATTTCACTAATTGAACTTGGGACGGTTATTTCTAACTTCATATTTATTAAACTATTTATTCGTGTTTTTGTAATTCATAACGTGTTCGTGCGCCTTAATAAGCATATCGAAGTGAGCGGTAAATCGTGCCATATTATTAAACACTATTCGAACGCGTTTGCCTGTTCGTTCCTGAATGTAAGATTCCACACGGGTAATCATTACCTGCATATCGTTAGTTTTATCGTATTGCATAGCTTCCGTATGTTGCGCCTATTCCGAGTGTTTCCATTTCGTGATAACGTAGCGCGTCTATTGCGTGGTTATTAAAGTCAATAGGTTTTCTTAAGCGCCTTCCCGTCTTGTCGGTGTCCCAAATATACGAACGAAGTTCTTTGATTAAATCCACACTTTGATTAGTTACTAAATAATCTTGTCGTTGCATTACGTCAATTCCATAGTTAATTGAGTCTTTGCCCTTGGTTACTCCTTTAATCGTTATTCCTAAACGTCTTATTTCTTCGATTGATTTCGGCTCGGAAGAATCCGCGTACACTATTACATTTTTTGGTAGGCGCTTCGCTATTTCACTATTTACTAATCCTGTTTGGTAAACTAATTGGTTTACTATTCTTTGGTTATTGTATGCGTATATTTCAATTATTGCAGTCGGGTCGTTTGTATATCCAAAATCAAGTCCTATACCTAACAATCTTGCTTCTTTTGGTATCGTGTCAATTATTTTCCAATTACTGAAAACAACCCCCTCGAGCATTCCAAGTTGACCTTCCCCGTAAACTTTCCACCAATTCGCCCAATAAGAACTCGTCTTTGCTTTGTCTCGGTTCTTTTCAATTTGTTCTACTATTGATTGGTCTAACGCTTCGTTATCCTTGTAGGTAAGAATTAAAAAGTCGGAGTCGGGTTCGTCTTTTAGTTCGGTGTGTACCCAAAATTCGTTAGCAGGGTTGAAATCTAAATAAACTTCCTTTCGTGTTCGTATAGCCAACTCGTTGTAAGCGTCAAACGTTACATTATTACATTCGTTGATATAAAGAATATCGCGCCTTGCACCACGAAGTTTACTCGAATCGTCTGCGGAAAAAAATTCGATAACGCTTCCGTTGGCGAACTCATAACGAAGTAAAGATTTGTTAAACCTATCTTCGAAGAATCTGCCCGTCCATTTCATTATTTTTAGGAAATCCTTTAACGCACCCCGTCTTAAGTGGGGTATTGTTTCTGCAACTACGCTTATTTCTATTCCGTGTATTGATAGCGCCTTGTTAATTAGCACCGCTAAAATTGAATAAGTTTTAGAAGCCGAAGTTCCACCCTGAATAATCTTAACGCGGTTCTTAAGTCCGAGTACCTTATTCGTTGCTGTTGTCCTCTTGAACATCGGGGAATAAAGGAATTTCGATATTTGTTTGTTCGATTTGCTGAACGGGTGCGCCATAACCACTATCCATTAATGCTTTGTACGCGTTCACGTCTCCTTCACGTGCTTTTTTAATTAGCGCCAAAGTCATTAAGTCCTCTTGCGACATTGTTTCGTTCTCGCCCGTTAAAGGGTTTTTTAGGTTTTGGTTAACTTCTAACCATTGCCGTGCTATTGTACTTCGATTTTTACTTCCTTTTGGTCGTCCGTTAGGATTTCCGCTTTCGCCTTTACCCCAAGCAGGCCTTAAATTATCTTCTTTGTTCATATCGGTGTAATATCGGTGTTTATTTAATACCTACAAAGGCTTTTAATGGATAAAAAACTAATGAATTCCTGTAACCTTTTTCGTGTAATGGAATAATTGGTGTAACTCCGTGAACATTTCTCCACGCAGGATAAACTAAAATTGAATTATCTATTTGTCCTATCGTTGCATTGTAATCAGGAACGTGTAAATCACCACCCTTTGCATTTTTTTGTTTACAGATGATTACGTTTACTGCCCCTACAATATTACCCGTATCCTTATGGAATGGCGCGGATATATTATAATTAGAAATTGAACTTGTAAACAAATTACCAAACTTCCATTTATCAGGAACATTTTGAAATAACTCTATTTGCTTTTCGTATTGCTTTGGTAGTATTTCTTTGATTAATTGTTCGCTTTCTTTAGCTAACATTAACATCGCTTTTATAAATGTTTGTGCTGAATCAACGGAATGTACACTTGATATAGTTGGATAAGGTCTCCTCATATGCGGCTTTGGTGGAACTCCGCCTAAAATACAACTCCATTGTGAAACTACATTTTTATAATTATATACACCTTTTTCTATATTAAATCCATCAGTTTGCTTTCTATCCATTTGACTTTTTGGAACTTTTTTTGTTCTTAACTCAGCATTCGCTAAATCAGCCAATTTACACATTTTTTCAGGCATTTTTGTTAAATAAAATCCTATCGGTTCTCCGTCAGCATAAAATATACAATCTTCAGTAATGTTTGGCTCTATGTACTCGCAGGTTTCTCCTATTTTTCGTTCGTGTTTTTGCAAAACAAGGTCTATTCTTTTCATATTAATAATTTTTTCCATAAATCATTTTCAATATCAGTAGGAATCAAGTTGCTTATCTTTCGTTTTTGTTTCAAAGCGTCTATTAATTCATTTTCGTTAGACACTGCATAACAATTTTCTCCGTGTTTATATACACTATTTGGAACGTTACACCAATTTTTATGAAGTATTAATCCGCAATCGTGATATTCTGCTTCCAAAAATGTATATTGAGTTCCGCCCCCATCGTTTTTAATTGTTGACATATCTACTAAATATCTTGTTTCGGCATATAATTTGCTAATATCATTTAGATTTTTCGAATAATAACCCTTGTAGTATTTATCAAACCCAAGTTCTTTTAATTTATGAAAGTAATAAATGTGATTTTTATATCCATAAATTTCTATGTCCGCGCCTAAATTATTTGCTTTACAAATTATATCCGTATTTTTATCAAAATCAACCCTTGACAAAGACCTATTATATTTTTTATCTAAATTATACTTTGGATATTTGTAAAATGGGTGCTTAAAAAAATTATTTTCAATTCCCATTTTGTTCAACAATTTATGAACGGTTTCTCTAATTGTTACAACTTGATTTCTCTTTGCGAATTCTATAACTTCAGGAGATAATTCTGTAGGGTCGTGTATTACAATTGTAGCATTGTTAAAATGTTTCAGCAATTCATAATGAGCTTTGTCAACTGCTAAGATAATAGGGTTTTGAAAATTATGTATAGCGGTTTTCTTGATATTCTTATACTGAATATCACCATAAAATTGACCACCACCCTTAAAAGTTTCTTTTACTTTTATAACGTGATTTTCATTGAATATCTTTGCTAAATGATAAGAAAAAGACACCCATCCACCGTATTGTGAATTTGATAAATAAAATAATTTATTATTCAAAATCATAATTTATCCTTTTCTGTTTTCAAATATTCCATAATCATACCCCCTAAATAGGCTTCTCTTTCTCTCCAAAACTTTACAAGTTCTGATGCTTCTTCATAATGCTCGGCTTCAAATTCAATTTGTATAGCTTTTTTCACTCCGCCTGCCATATCCGTCAATTCATCATCCAAATCTTCTTCGTCAAGAATTGAATAATCCACTTCCGTTGGCATTTCAGGAACAAACAACCCCCAATCGTTTAATAGTTCTGCATCCCATTCGTTTGCCAACACGTCCCAATCCCATTCTCCGAATCCAACGTTATCTTTTACAATAAATTCGTCTTTTTGTTCGCTTGTAAGGTCGTTCGCCCTAACTATTGACACTTCACTATACCCCGCTTCTTTAAGCGCCTTAAAACGCATATTTCCGCCTAGTATAATGTTATTCTCATCCACTACTATTGGACGTAGTTCTAACATTTGCGGGAAGTCCTTAATTGATTTGACTAATTTCTTAAACTTTTCGTCTTTAATTAGCCTTGGGTTTTTCGGGTTCGGTTTAATTTCCGATATCTTAACCTTCAGTACTTCCATTTTGTTCGGCTTTATAAACTGCGTAAAGTTGATTAAGTTTGTTTACGATTTCACGTAAGCATGAACCGCACGAAGTTGGTTGTACTCGTTCGTGTAAAACTCGGTTGTAAATCTTTAGTAACTCCCGTTGTTCGCTTGGACTTACGCTACTTCTACCACGATTATAAAAAGTGTCTAAGTATGCGTATTCGTCTTCCGTTAGGCATTCGGGTTTTTTATATCTCCAAAGTTCGTTAAGTTTTGCTTTGCGTTCTTCGCACCCGCAATCTTCACCCATTACCCATTTAGCAACTTTTGCGATTCCTGTAGCTTCTAAAATGTTTTCGACGGTGTCGCCTAATCCTTCCGCTTGTTTTTTTCTTGGTCTTCCCATAACTTATTTATTTAATTAATTCAAAATCTTCGTTTTTGTAGTCCGTGTAATCTTCTCCAACGGCTATTCTTATTTTTTGTTTGCAGTTCTTTAACGTGTTGAAAATGCTACTCGAACTTATTTTCGTTTCGGCTGCAATATCCCGAATTGATAAATCCGTGTCTCGATATAGTTCGAATAACTTTTGGTCGTACCAATGCCACGAATCTACTTCGTTTTCTATCTTACCCAATATCTTTAAGTAGGCTTCGTGTTTATCTAATTGGCTCGGTTCGTCTTTTATTTGTATAGCCTCAATATCAAACCCTTCAAACTTTCCTTTATTACGTACCCCATAAAGATACATATTACGTAAAGTGAAATACATAAATCCTTTATTGATTTGACCATTTGTTATTACGTTTTCAGGTTTCGTGTATTTGTATAATCGAAGGTAACATTCTTGTACAAGGTCTTCAGCGTATAAATCTTCGCCAAAACTTTTAACCAATTTTACCCAATCTTTGTGTTCTTTTGCCACGTCTTTAAGCCATTCCATAGTGCTTAGTTTGTTGTCAAATATAATGATTAATTTCTAATCACAACAAAACATAAAAAAAAGCCACCTTATTCGGGTGGCAATCCATTATAAAAACGATAAACAAACGCGTCTAATTTCTTTGCAGTTTCTAAACTTACAGGCTTACCGAGTAAGAACCTATCTAAGTTATATTGGTGCATTTTGTGTCCTCGTTCTTTAATTTCGGTTACTATTTGATTCCGTGTTTTTGTTTCGAGAATCTTACGTAAATAACCTCGTAAGGAGTAATCGTCTATAAACATATTAAAATAATTTTGTTTGTGCTTTGTGGTTATTAATTCGTTCCATAGCCTTGTTAAAGTATTCCTCGTCAAGTTCGCACGCTGTGAGTTCAAAGCCGTAATCGTGGCACGCTATCGCAATACTTCCTGAACCTAAGTGAGTATCAAGTATCTTATCACCTTGCTTTGCGTAATTATCAAGAATCCATTTATAAAGTGCTACGGGTTTTTGTGTTGGGTGTATTCTTTGTTCGGGTCGTTGTTTTTGAAATCCATTCCATAGCCATTCAAATTTTCTAAGCCCTTTATTAAAACTCGTATAGGCTAATTCTCCATCACTAAAATCGGAATTACCATTTTTTTTATCCCAAAATATCCAACCCATACTTGGGGTTACAATTTTATCAATAAAGTAGTTCCCACCCCATATAATTTGATTTTTTGAAACCCTTTTTAGTTGTTCAAAGTATTCTAATTCAGGTGTTTTCAAATCCCAATCTTTTATATTATGCACTTTTTTAGTTGGGTTGTTCCATTTATCACTTTTTGTATTTTCCCTTTTTTTATTACTTTCTCCAATACCATACGGAGGGTCAACAATAGCCAAGTCAAAATACTTATCAGGGTATCGAGCCATTAAAAGCATATTATCCTCGTTCGTTATTGTTAGCATAACTAAAAGGGTAAATCGTCTTTTTCAATTATTTGCGTGTGAACTTGTTTCGGAGTTTCGTTCACGTAAGGTTCGCTAAATGAACACGAAAAGTATTTAGTTCCTTTCGAAGATTCTTTAAGCCATAAGGCTATCTCCATTTCTTTTCCGTTTACGTTTACTTTTCCTCGGTAGTCGGGTTGCTTTTCGTTCGTCTTTTTGTCGTTCTTAAAAATTGCACCGCTGTTTACTTTTGTTTCCATATTACTTAATTAAATTTATTACTATTATTACTCCCGTTACATATCCAAAGGCCAACGAGAAAGCCATTTTAATTCGTTCATTCCAATTTTCCGAGTCAACCATATACCCTGCAAAAGGTAAACCGAGAAACGGACTTATAAAAGCGAAGAATAACATTCCTAACGTGTTGGCTTCCGAAACGTATCTAATGTAAAACGTTGAAGATATTTCGATTATTAACGCGCTTAAAAAGATTATTCCGTACTTCATTTATCTAGGTTTATTTCGTGTTCTTGTAGACTATTAAAAAACGTTTCCCGTATGCGTTCAACCATTTGGTATTCGTCTGCGTTTAGTTCTTCGTATTTCCATAGCTTGCGAAGTTCCGCTTGCATTTCCCAAAGAACGTTTAACATAGCTTGGCCTTTAGTTGCGCAATAGTATTCCGCTTCTTCGTCGGGTAGGTTAAATTTGAGTGTTGCTTTCATATTTTTGTTTATAGTATTTTTCCGCAGTTGAATACGGTTCGTGTCTTAATAAAAATGATTTGTTATAAGCTTCAATAATTTGTTCTTTTTCCATTTCTTTGGCTTTCTCAAATATCTCATTCCATTCTTTCAATGCCATTAGGGAGGTATGACCTACTTGGTCTTCAAACCACTCTACTGCTGTTTGTTTTTTCATAGTTCTTTCTTTAGTTTCTCAATATAAAGAGTAGCATCCATAAGTTCTTCCTGTAAATGATTAAGCCACCCCATTAAATCAACGTCTTTTCTATCTAAATTAGTTCCGTATTTTTTTATTCCTCGTTTACTGCGTTCGTGGTATTTAGTCATTACGGAAATTAAAATAGTGTCTTCGTGTTTAATTGGTTCTTGGTCGTGTGTTATGTTCATAAGGTTTGCATTAATAAGTTATAGTATTCTCTACATAGTTCGACACGTTCTTTAATTTGCTCAATTACGGATTCGTCTTTTTGTACGAACCAATACTTTACACGTCTATTTTTCGGAATGTGGCTAAACTTATGCTTTGTTTCGATTTCTTCGCGTAGTTCTTGCGATTCATCTATTAAATGAAACTTCCAATGTGCTCTACGGATTTCGTCTTCTACCATTTCGCTCGGAGTGTCTATAAGGCAATAAGCTAAAATGGATTCGTTCTTACCCGTTAACCACATATATCCTTGGAGTTGGTAATAATAATCTTTGTTAGGTAACTCAGTTTCAAACCACGGAAACGTTGAAGCGTCCCAAGAACTTTTAACGTCTATTAATACTTCGTCCGTGTTTACGTCGGGAGTTCCTGTTACCCAATCGTTCGTAAAATGTTCGTCGTTCTTGTAAATAAACTTAAAATTCAATACGTCGTTAACGAGTGCAATCGATTCTTCTTCGACTTCGTTTCCTTTGTCCGTGTAACGTGAACTAAACTCTTTTCGGATTCCGTACTTTTCTTTTAATACGATTTCTTCTACGTACGACTTTGCCGTTTGAGATAGGACTTCCCCCGACTTGCGGGGGTTAGTCATTATCTTACCAATTTGAGAACATCGGACTTTCATACGTTTTCAATTAATTTGTTTTGACCTTCAGTTAATTCAAAATTTTCAATTAATTGTTCCTTGGTGTATTTCCCTTCGGCAATCATTTCTAAAGCCTTACCCAATCGTTTGTTATCAATGGTAGGCTTTTTCTTTATTTGTTCGCCTGAAGCGTCCGTGTCTTTGTCGGTAACTAATCCGAGTGCGGAACTTAAAGCGTATCGACGAAAGTAAGTAACACCGCTTCCAAAACTTTGGTAATCGTTCATTCCCTTTAATTCGACTTGCGGAATGGCTACTTTTGATTCTAACGTTTCGCCACTTTCAACGTGAAAAATAACCGTAGCAATATAGTCGATTCCTTCTTTAGTGTCGAGCAACTGCGTAAAGCCTAATCCGTGTTTCTTTAAAAGCGGATTAACTACTTCAAAAATCTTAGGTAAATCCGCGTAAGAATACCCGTAGCCTTGAGTTCCTTTGTGAATTACGGGAACTTCTTGTTGGAAGGCTGCCAACGATTTAAATAAATTTTTCATAGCGTATAAATTAAAACGTGCGTTAACCGAGTCGCACCCCTCGTTTTTTTTATTGTTTTACTAATCCTTTAACGTAATAAACGTCAACATTCATATTTTCTTTATCGTCCGACGAAACGCACCCGTCGTAAAACACTCCTTTTCCAAATACCTTTTCAATGTCCCCGTCAAAAATACAACCGTCGTATTCCACAACTAAACACGCAAAAGGTTGGCCAATCGTACGCCCTAAAAATATACTGTTGTTATGCGTTCTTTGCGTTGTTTCTTGGCGACGGTATAACCATAAATGGTTAATGTTTCGCGCGTTCAAACTCCTTTGGTACTGCTCGGTTGTTAATTTAATTGTTTTCATAGCGTTTTCGTTTTTAATTATACACAAATATAAATACTATTTTTTAATCTGCAAACTTTTTTGAATTTTTTTTTATATTTTTTTTTCATTTAAATTATTTGACCTATCAAAATAAGCCATTAACTCAATATCATTATAGGAATGCTCACGCGGTTTTCTTCCTCCTATTCTTATTTCTCCTTTAAGTTTTTCTAGTTTGCCGTAAATAATACCGTCGTAACATTTCCAAATAATTACGGGGTTAATCTTTTTATCCATTAACTTAACTAATTTTCTAACTGCTATTGGTAGCGGGTAGGCTTCTTGTATTGTTTTGTTTCTTCCTTTTACTTCTGCGTAACCTATTATTCGTTCGTCTTTAATTAGTTCAAAGTCTATATCGTGTTCGTCTAGTTTTCTACAACTTAATTCGTATTCATCGCAAAAAATTGCTATTGC